CCCGGCGGAACAATCTCAGCAATCGGCGCAAATTCACCTTCGGGATTTAGGCAGGTGCAAGCGCCTGTTGTGACATGCGATGAAATCGACGCGATGGATGATGGTCCTGAAGGCGATCCTGTCACGCTCGCGTTCGGGCGTGCCGAGAACTACGCAGACTCAATCCAGGTTGTTGCCTCAACTGATACGAAAATCATCCCACCGAAAAAAGGAAGCGATGGGACATCAACGGGAACTGGGTCGAGGATATATGACTGGTGGCTGAAGTCCGATCAGCGAAAATGGTTTGTTCCGTGCGGCTGCGGAAAATGGCACGTGCTCGCTTGGTCACAGGTGAAGTGGCCAAAAAAAGAAACCGGTGAACATGAGCTGGAAAAAGCGTATTACGAAACGCCGTGTTGCGGCGCGAAGTGGAATGATTACGACCGGCTCAAGGCGATCAGTGCCGGAGAATGGCGCGCAACCGCTCCGTTTAACGGAGTGCGAGGCTATTGGCTCAATGGGCTCAACACCGTATTTCCTCCGAAGAAAGGTTACAAGACCAAGCTCCATCAGTTCGCAGCGGAATTCATGGACGCATACACGTCCGGAGAAGCTGCCCGCATCGCTTGGAAAAACACATTCCTTTGCGAACCGCACGAAGAAGCCGCTGAACGCATCGACGCTTCCCCTTTGTTGAAGCGTTGCGAAGATTACACACTCGATTATTTACCAAACGAAATCGCGTTGCTTACCTGCTCAGTGGACGTGCAGGGAGATCGTCTTGAATTGGAAGTGATCGGCGTTGGAGAAGGTGAAGAAACATGGGGTGTCGAGTTCCGTAAGATCATGGGCGATCCCGAAAAGGATCATGTCTGGACCGATCTGAGAAATTTCCTCACGACGAAATTCAATCGTGCAGACGGAACCGAGCTTCCGATCACATGCACCGTCATCGACCTTGGCCACAAGCCACAGCGCGTCCGAAGATTCATAAAGACGTGCGGCATTCCTCGCGTGTGGGGCGTTTATGGTTCAAGCGGAAAGCAGGTCAATCTCGTCACGGCGAAGCAAAACAAATTCTACCGGATGTTCAGTTACTCGGTGAACACGGGGCTGGCCAAGGATACGATCTTTGCCCGGTTGAAGCTGGTCGATATGGGCGCTCGATACATGCACTTCCCGAAGAGTTACGACCGCGATTACTTTGACGGGCTGACAGCGGAAGAGAAGCGTGTGAAATACTCTCATGGATTTCCAGAAACCTACTATGAGAAAATCCGCGCACGAAATGAACCGCTCGACCTTCGAGTGTATCACCTCGCCACGATGGACATCCTGAAGCCGAATATCAAAGCGATTGCGTCGAACCTTTCACGACCGGCCAGCGCACCAAAGGAATACGTTTTGAAACCGGAAGAGAAACCGCAGGAACCAGAGAAGGTAAAGACGACCCGTCGAAAATTGTCCATGCGGCTTGGCGGTGGATTTTTAAACGGCGGCAAAAAGTGGTTGTGAAGATGCGGACCAAAAACATTCCACGCGCACTTGGCGCTTAAACTGAACCGCGCCGCTTTATCGGCATCCTCTCCTATTGACTCCCCGGCATTGATGGATGCCGACGCCGATACTTACCCGAGAGCCGACTCAAATCCGAGCCGGTGAAACGTTGGCGTTCACGAAATCTCTGTCTGACTACCCGGCTCCAGACTGGTCCATCACCTACACATTTCGACAGCTCGCGAGTTCAAGCGTCAGCTTCACGTTCACCAGTTCCGCCAGCGGTTCAGATCACGATATTTCAGTTCCGTTTAACGACACCTCGTCATATCTGCCGGGAGAATACATCGGCGTCGGTGTTGTTTCGGACGGAACCACGAAAGCCGCAATCTGGTCAGGACGATTGATTGTCCTGCCGGATTTGACTGCGGATGGGGATGTCAGAAGTCAGGCACGCAAAGACCTTGATACAGCAATCGAAACGCGATCCAAGCTTCTGGCTTTACTGAACACTGAAAGCACTGTCGAGGGTTCAACGTTTCGCAAGCGGGAGCTGGAAGACATCAACAAGACCATTGATCGGTTGACGATTATTGTCAGGTCTGAAAACGCGAGCTTATCCGGCCAGACTACGCGTAAAAACATTCGCATCCGATTCACTTGAATATCTCTTTTCAAATCGGCAAACGAAGCTTCGCTTTCGGAACCTCAAAACAGATTCCAGACAAGACGCGTTCCGGTTTCGGTCGGCGCAATTTTGATGCTTCAGTGATGGACCGGTTGACCGCCGATTGGCTTGGTGGAAATACCAGTGCTGATGCTGAGAATGGGCCAAACATCCGCACTTTGAGGGAGCGCGCGCGCGACCTTTCCAGAAACGATCCTTACGTTCAGCGGTATTTGATTTTGCTGGAAAACAACGTGCTTGGGGCAAACGGAGTAGCATCTCAGTTCAAAGCCAAAGACCCCAACGGCATACTTGATCGGCTTGGGAATGATGCCGTTAAAAAAGGATGGGAGGATTGGAAGCGTCGCGAGAATTGCACCATGAGCAAGACCATGTGCTTTCGGGATGTTGAAGCCATGGTGTTGAGAAGCTCGGCGATTGATGGCGGGATTTTGGTTCGAAAGGTTCCGGCAAAAAACAATTACGGGATTTCACTGCAACCGCTTGAGATCGACTTTCTCGATTTGGATTACACCGGACGTTACACCAACGGGAACGAAGTTCGATTCGGTGTCGAGTTTAACGACTGGCGTGAGCCGATTGCCTTGCACATTCTCACCGCGCATCCCGGCGACGCTTTCCAAACTGGCGGGCGTCCGCATCGCAGGCGTGTAGAAGCGTCAGAAATCCTTCACATTTATTGGCCCGAACGACCCGATCAAACAGTCGGCATTCCGTGGATTACATGCGTTATGCGCACGCTTCGCGACCTTGGAAAATATCGTGAGGCTGAAATCATCGCGGCTCGTGTGTCCGCCTGTAAGGGATTCGCGATCACACCAGCAACTCCAGAGGGTTACAACGGAGCTGAAGACGATGACGGGAACATTGATCAATCGATGGAGCCGGGACAGGGGATCATGCTTAATCCAGGTGACACATTTACTGAGATTGACCCAACTCACCCGAACACGGCTTTCGGACCATTCTCGAAGGACATGCTTCGCGCCATTGCTGCGGGACTTGGCGTCAATTACAACTCGCTCGCCAACGATCTTGAGTCGGTCAATTACTCATCGATGCGCGCGGGGAAGTTGGAGGAAGTCGAGGAATACAAAGCAATCCAATCGTGGTTGATCGAATCTCTTCATCAGCCGATTTTTGAAGCATGGCTTGAATCTGCTTTGATGGCCGGAGCATTGAAGCTTCCCAATGGTTCCGCTCTTCCCGTTTACAAATTCGATAAATTAAATGCGGTTGAATGGAAGCCGCGACGTTGGCCGTGGGTTGATCCTCTAAAGGATCTACAAGCCGCAGTTTTAAAGGTTGAAAAGGGATTTGGCTCACGCCGATCAATCATCGCGGAGATGGGGGAGGACATCGAAACAGTGTTTGCGGATCAGAAAGCAGACAACGAACTGGCTCAAGTCAACGGCCTCGAATTCCCGCTGGATAATCCACTTCCAAAACGATTAAAACCGGAATGTTGCATCGGTCCGAAAAGTTGGACCGGGCTGCGATTAACGCTGAAAAGCGAACAGTCGAGCTTTCGTTTTCTTCTGAAGCTCCATGTCGCCGGTATTTCGGTTACGAGATTTTGGATCATGCTTCAGAATCTGTTGATCTTTCACGGTTGAACTCAGGCGGTGCTTTGCTTGTTGACCATAACACATGCGATCAGGTTGGAGTCATTGAATCGGCGCGCATTGATGGCGACAAAAAAGGCCGAGCCGTTGTTCGTTTCGGAAAGTCCGAACGGGCTCAAGAGATTTTCCAGGACGTTGTTGATGGTATCCGGAGCCTGGTAAGCGTCGGATACCGCATTAACAAATGTGTAACCGAAAAGGTAGAGCAAGGTGTGGAAACCCTGCGCGCCGTATCGTGGCAACCAATGGAAATATCCATCGTGTCTATCCCGGCCGATACCTCTGTTGGCGTCGGCAGATCGGAAGACGAAACTTTTGTAACAGAAATTGAAGAAATGAAACGTTCTATTCTCCTTGATCCCGCTCCCGCGCTAACTGCTCCGGCCGGCGGTGGCGCAATCACCGAAACCCGTGCTGAAGGTGCCACCGCTGAACGGAACCGCGCGAAAGAAATCGCCGCGATGGCAACGCGGCTTGAAACCCGCGTTCCTGAAATCCGCAAGATTGCCGAACAGGCGATTGAAAGCGGAATGACAGTGGAAGCATTCCGCGCGCGTGCGCTGGAAATGTTGCCTGAAGCGCAGCCGATCCAGAAGCCGCAACTGTCTGATGTGAAGCCCAAAGACTGGGCGCGTTATTCCATCTCCCGCGCTGCGGCGATGATGGCCGACGGAAAGCTCTCTGGCTTCGAGAAGGAAGTCTCCGACGAGCTAGCATTGAAGTCTGGAGCCAAGGCGCAAGGCGTCTGGATTCCTGACGAGGCAATGATCCAGCGTTCGCATGTCGCAGGCACGAACACCCTTGGAGGTTTCCTGGTGGAAACTCAGAACCTCGGCAGCGAGTTTATTCCGCTGCTCCGCAATCGCGCTCGTGTGCTTGGTCTTGGCGCTCGCGTGTTGAATCTGTCTGGCCCTGTCACCATTCCTCGCCAGGCTGGCGCAGGGACTGTAAACGCGCTGGGTGAGACTGTCGCTTCGACGCTGAGCGCAATGAACTTCACTCAGCTGACGCTCACGCCGCAGGCCGTTGGAGCATTCCAGCAATACAGCAAAATGCTGTTGATGGAATCCAACCCGTCGATTGACGGCTTGATTCGTGATGACATCCTGCAACAGATCGCGCTGAAGATCGACCTTGCGGCCTTGCATGGCGGTTTGACCGCTTCCGGCGCATCGGTTGGTATCGCGGGAACCACTGGCATCAAGACCGTAGCACTTGCAACGGACGGCCTCGCGCTCGGTAATGCCACAGCATACCCGGCAATGGTATCGCTCGAAACGCTGATTGCCGGTGCGAATGCGGACGTGGCCAACATGGCCTATCTCATGCGCGCTGGTCATCGCGGTGCTTTGAAGACGACCCAGCGGTTCTCCTCGACGGATACGCCGGAACAACACTGTCAACGGTTACGGCGCTCAGGTGACGCAGCAGATTGCGACCAACCTGACGACCGGAACAGCGACAACGATCTGCTCCGCGATCTTCTTCGGTGACTGGAATCAGCTCATCGTTGCCAGTTTTGGGGCAACGGATTTGGTCGTCGATCCGTATACTTTGGCGGTCAATGGCGTGGTTCGCATCATCGCCCGTCGCTGGCTGGATGTTGGTGTTCGTACACCTGAAAGCTTTGCTGTTTTGGGTGGAATTCTCACCACCTGATTCGTGGTTGAGTTCATAGGGGCGGCGGGTTGGCGAAAGTCAGCCCGCCGTTTTATTTTACAAAATGAAAATCAAAATCATAGAGCCTGTTGTTATCGGCGGTTATCCAGGTGTGAAGGTTGGGGACGTGTTGGAAGTGCCGGACGTTCTCGCGCATGGACTGATCAATGTCCACTACGCCGTGGAGTGGCTGGACAAGATTGAAGTCCGGGAACCGGTTGTGGAGAATCGCGATCCTCAGCCAGTCAGACGCGGACGGAAAACGCTTCCTTGACGATCTTCGCCGCGCAATCTCGCCACGTAAACGGCTCAATCGATTGACGGCACAGTGCGCCGCGATTTATCAATTC